TACGCACTCTCGAAGAGACTCTGGCGGTAGCACCGCAGAGTTTAAAGAAAATCCGGGCTCATGCCCGAATTTCAATCTCCACCTCCGCCTGTTTGGAAATGCCAAAGGCTAAAGGAGGTAAGTTGGCCTTTGCAAAAAGGCTACTTGAAACACCTTCTTACCAGAAGGTAGATCTGGAGACCGGATTAGATCTCCCAGAATACGTAGAGTCTCGCAGGCAACCTGGAGAAGCTCTATTTCATTACTCCCTCCGAGATATGAGGGATAACTTTGACGAGAGGATGCAAGTCAGAGCATCCTCCGTGAATGAAGGCGGCGCAAAGTCCCGCATCATTACTGTAAATGCATTCTCTCACGGATGCATTCTCTCACCTTGGTCGCACATGTGGCTAAAGGTGTTACAAGAGTATCCCGCTGCAAGAGCAGGGATCACTGAAGGAAGGCACGGATGGGCCTTCGTGCGGTCGTTAACCGCGTCCAGGCCGGATCTAGCCTGGGTATTCGAAAGAGCAGAACTAGCCATGCTCTCGACTGATCTGTCTGAAGCGACAGATCATCTATTTTGGTCCGCTACTGAAGCCCTCCTTAGGATGGCTCATAGGGTCCTCAGAATACCGACCTGGTATTCTGAATTTATCATTCGATGTCTCACGACATCGAGGCACGTTAAGTTCCGTGCAGGGAAGTTCTTCTGGGAAGGAGATACTTCGTGCGCCACATTCATGGGCGACTCTGGCTGTAAGGTGATTCTCACTTTAGCGAATCTCTTTGCAGTCATTAGGATAGGCCTGGCAACCATGGCCGTATCCGCTGTGGTCGGTGACGACCACATAACATTAACATCTGACGCCGAAACGGCGCTAGAGATATATGAGAAAACTGTGTCTCATTTCGGTCTTCAGGTTTCTGAAGACGATACAGTCATATCGAATCGATATGGCTTCTTTGCTGAGGAGCTCATCCGGATACCGGATGACAACCGCAGCACCATAGATGCTCTGATTAGGGCCACCGCAAAGCGGGACCTTCCTTATTACGATGTAACTAAGGTCAGACTTCTAATGGACATACGCAAAGACCGCAAGGACTTTGCTTCGACCTCCGTGGGTCGAATCTACCAATTCGGACGCGAAATGGAGTATAATCTAAGACCTACACAGTATATCGGTCTAGTAATGATGGCATCCTGGTTTCAGGATGTTTGTTTAGACCTCCGGCACAAGCCGGAGTTCGTGTATTTTCCGAGAGCTCTCGTCTCGGGAGGAAAGCCATTACTTTTCAGTAATGAGCAGAACTTTAAGGACTGGATAGTCCTTCATAAACACGGCCGATTGCTCGGCCGCTATCATTGGCTAATGGAGACCGCCGTTACCGGCGGCCTCAACCACGGTGTGATACCGCGG